ACTACAACATCACAACCTACACTAAATACTCCTGGTAATTCAGGAAGATCTTCTAACAATAGGTTAAAGTCTATAAAATTACCTCCTACATCTAAAGATAGAAACAATGGAGTAATGAAAAGATACTTCTATAAAAACAGAGCAACAGGTAACTGTAAAGAATTAAACAGAGCTCAGTATATTAATAATATTAACTCTAGATCTAAACGTGATAAAATAGCCGCAATAGAGTGGTATATAAAAGGTCCGGTAAAAGATCAAATGATAAACGGTTATTTTTTAGAAGGAATAGAGAGCAAAAATTTAAAGTCAATAGAGTTACTTAAAAAAGAACTTCCCGGGGCAGAAAAACTTTTACTTGATCCATTGGAGTACGTAAAAAATGAAAATATTGTAGAAGCTACCCCAATATTAGATCAAAATAAAGATATAATTATACCTTCACCAGGAAAAAGGTTGTAGATACGAAAATTTTTCGTATATTATTAAAAAGGTTTTACAAGTGTTTTATATAGTAGAAGAAGAATCAAAATTATCTTCGTTAGAAGGGTTAGTTAAATTAGGTTGTTATGTAGAGGTAATTCCTGCTAATGACCTATACCATCCACGACTTAATGATACAGTTGCTGTTTATATAAGAATGATAAACAGTAAACATGGGTACATTATTCCTATTAATCATGACGAAGGACTGAACGTAGATAAGAATCGTATCTACAGTATGCTTTCTAAAGCAGGTAAACTATATACATTAAATAAAAAAAAACTGCTCTACTACTTTAATTTACAGGAAGCCATAGACATATCTCTACTCTATTCTATGGTAGAGTTTAAAAGATTAGAAATACCCGGGGATACTTCAACTATAAATTACTTCTATAATAGATACAGCGATAAGAGAGATTTAAACAGTATTATACCTATAGCTAAACTATACGAACGAAGTGAGAATATCTACGAAAGTATAAAAAAAGTAATAGATTTAGAAATACCATCAGGTTTTAATTTTTATAATAATATTGCTACTAACGTATTCTACCTACTTGAACAATCAGGAGTAGGGATACTGTATGATAGTTTTAATAGTTTATTTAAACCTAAAAATCCTATTCATAACACAGTAGATAATAAAGTTTACACAGAATATAACCTTTATAATAACACATCTAGACCAACAAACACATTCAACTCAGTAAATTTTGCAGCAATACCAAAAGCAGAAGAGTATAGAAAATGTTTTAAACCTCAGAATGACTTTTTTGTAGAATTTGACTTTGACGGGTACCATTTAAGACTTCTAGCAGAACAATTAAACTACCCTCTTACAGAAGAATCAGCACATAAACAGCTTGCTAAGTATTATTTTGGTAAGGAAAAGATAACAGAAGAGGAGTATGCTAAAGCAAAACAGATTAATTTTCATGCAATTTACGGAAAAATACCTGAAGAACATAAGAATCTAAAAATATTTAAAGAAATACAAGAATATATTGATGCTATGTGGAAAAGCTTTCAAGAAGGAGGTTATGTCTGGAATCCTCAATCAGGTAAACACTTTACTCAAGAATTAAAAGATATGAATCCAGCAAAATTAATGAATTATATGATGCAATCGTTGGAAACTTCAAATAATATCATTATATTAAAAGATATACTAAAGTACTTAAGAAATAAAAAATCTTTTATTACTTTATATACATACGATGCTATCTTATTTGACTTTAGTAAAGACGACGGTAAAGAAACTTTAGCAGATATACAGAAAATAATGGAGAGACAAGGTAAATACCCTGTTAAATTTAAATACAACACAGATTTAGTGTTATAGAACAGCACAACTATTTATATATGATAACAAACACAACAATACCTAAGTTCGATTACGACATCGAACCTTTTTTTACCAGCGAAGATATGAGTAATAAGCTGTTTTGTACTTTTTCAACAGAAGAAGACCTAGATAATGTATTAGGTAATATACAGGAAAGATACAAAATTATATATAATAAGATTTTTGTACTATATTCTAAAAGTCAAGACGAATATATGTGTACATATAATGTTGATTTTGGAAATGTAGGAGCATTTTTAGAAAATACTATATTAGTACATAGAAAAAAAGAAACTAATACACTGTATACTATTAACGCTCTTAATACTTTAATAAAAGAATTAAACGGAGGAGTTCTAGACACAAGTTACAGAATAAACTGGCCTGATTATCGCAACTGCGTACTACTTACCAAAGGTCCAGAATTAAAGAGAGTAAATACAAAGTTATATAAAATTATTGAGCTTTAGTTGGCGATTTAATTTTTTATTCCTATATTAATAATAAGTTATAATTTTAAAATTAGTTATATGGACATTAATGCTATTCGCGCTAAATTAGATGCGCTAAACAACAACGGTCAGGATAAAGAGAAAACTGACTATTCCAAGATTTTCTGGAAACCACAATTAGGAAAGCAAACAGTACGTATAGTACCTTCAGCTTTCGACCCTACTTTCCCTTTTAAGGAATTAAAATTTCATTACGGTATTGGAAAATACCCTATGGTAGCTTTATCAAACTTTGGTAAGCAAGATCCGATTGAAGAGTTTGTAAAAGAGTTAAGAAAAACCAACGATAAAGATAACTGGTCACTTTCTGGCAAAATTTCACCTAAAACTAGAATCTTTGCTCCTGTTGTAGTAAGAGGAGAAGAAGATAAAGGAGTTAGATTATGGGGTTTTGGAGTAACTATTTATAAAGCTTTACTTGCTTTAGCAGAAGATGAAGATATTGGAGACTTTACCGATGTATTAAACGGATGGGATATGGTAGTAGAACAGCAACAAGGTAATCCGTACCCTGAAACAACAGTACGTATTAAACCAAAGCAAACACCTTTATCAGATAATAACGATTTAGTTGATACTTGGTTAAAAACTCAACCTAACCCGGTAGAGGTACATACTCAATACGATTATGAATTTATTAAAAAGCAGTTACAAAATTACTTAGATCCTTCAGCAGCAGAAGAAAGTAATCAAACACCTGCAACTTCAAAAGAAGACAAACTGCCAGAAAGCTTAGGTCAACAAAAAGCAGACTTTACTTTGGAAACAGCTACGGCTGGCAACAAAGATACAGTGAGCAAATTTGATGATTTATTTAACGAATAGAAATGGCAAAACAAAAAAAAGAGGTAAAAGCAGCCGCATCTGCGGCAGTCAAGAAGAGTTTTAATCTTGGAAATTTTAAGAAAAAGAAAGGATTTTCTAATGCATCTGTAAAGTTCAAAGAACAAGGATGGATTCCTTTATCAAAAGCTTTCCAAGATATTACATCTCTTCCTGGCATTCCAACAGGGCATATAACCCTACTAAGAGGACATAGTGATACAGGTAAAACAACAGCATTACTAGAAGCTGCTGTAAATGCACAAAAACTAGGAATCTTACCAGTATTTATTATATCAGAGATGAAATGGTCGTGGGACCATGCTAAGGAAATGGGCTTAAAATTTGATGAGGTTACTGATGAAAACGGTAACGTAGTAGATTACGAGGGTCATTTTTTATATGCTGATAGAGGTACATTAAATACTATTGAAGAAGTTGCCGTATATATGGCTGATCTTATGGATGAACAGGCAAAAGGAAATCTACCTTTTGATTTATGTTTTTTCTGGGACAGTATAGGTTCTATACCTTGTGATCTTTCAGTACGTTCTAATAAGAATAATAATGAATGGAATGCAGGAGCTATGTCTACTCAGTTTGGTAATAATTTGAATCAAAAGATATTACTATCAAGGAAAGAAAATTCTCCATACACTAACACTTTAGTAGCTATTAATAAGGTTTGGACTATGAAGCCTGAATCACCAATGGGACAACCTAAATTACAGAATAAAGGAGGAATGTCTATGTGGTACGATTCAACTTTAGTAATCACTTTCGGAAATATAACAAACCCTGGAACTTCTAAGATAAAAGCTATTAAAGATGGCCTACAGGTAGAATTCGCTAAACGTACAAACGTTCAAGTAGAGAAAAACCATATCGGAGGAGTACAGTCCAGAGGACGTGTTGTTATGACATCACATGGGTTTATACCTGATGATAAAAGAGCTATAGATAAGTATAAAAATGAGCATAAAGAGCATTGGCTAAAATTAGTCGGTAGTATAGATTTTGACTTAATTGAAGAAGGAGACTTAGAAGAAGAATCTATAAAACCTAATATTTTAGATTAATGGCCAATTATAGTAATATACTTAATAACCTTAAAGAAACCCCGCCCCGAGAGTTGAATGATCACATTCTAGTGATTGACGCTATGAATATGTTAATTCGTAGTTTTTCATTACTCAAAGCAATGAACCCATCAGGCCATCATATAGGCGGCCTGGTCGGTTTTATGCGTTCATTAGGGTATGTAACTAGAATATTTGATCCAACGAGAGTAGTTATAGTATGGGACGGGAAAGGAGGATCTGCAAATCGTAAGAATATAGATCCAAACTATAAAGCTCAAAGAGCAACTGCTCGTATAACACATTGGGGACTTTATGATTCGAAAGCTGAAGAGCAAGAGGCCCTAATAGGGCAACTTTACAGAACACAAGATTACTTAGAATGCCTGCCAGTCCAACAGATTGGAATGGAAAAACTAGAAGCAGATGATATTATAGCGTACATAGCTCAAAAAGCTTCAACATCTAATGTTAAAAAATGTACTATTATATCATCAGATAAGGACTTTTTGCAGTTAGTTGATAAAACTATCGAAGTATATGCTCCAGTAAAGAAGAAAACTTTCAATGAAAGTAATATATTCGAAGAATTAAAAGTTCTTCCTGAGAATTATAATGTTGTAAAAGCTCTTCTTGGGGATAACTCTGATAATTTAGCAGGAGTAAAAGGACTTGGAATTAAAACAATAATATCAGAATTTCCTGAACTAGTTAATACATCGGGAACAGACTTACAATATGTTTATGATACATGTGCAAGTAAGTTGGAGGAAAAAAAATGCAAGAAAATTTTTCCTAAAATTATCACAGAGTGGGATCGTGTAGAAACTAATTATAAATTAATGAATTTACATGATTCTGTGTTGGATGATAAAGAAAAAAATCATATATTAGATATAATAAAGAGTGACATACCCAACCTACAAACAGGGGCATTTTTACATCTCTTAGATCAAGATAAGATAGAAGGGATTACAAAAAATACTGAAGGTTGGTTAGAGAACTTTAGAGGTTTAACGGTTTTTAAAAAATAAGTTATAGATGACATTAAAAGCATTGAATCAGTATGGAAAAGGATTCCAGCTGAAAGTATTGGGCTCATTGCTAACAGATAAGGGTTTTCTTCTAAACGTAAGAGACGTTCTTCAAGAAGATTACTTTGACTCAGACGCACATAAATGGATTATCAATCAGTTAGTTACGTATTTTGACAAATACCATACTACTGTAACTATGGATGTTCTTAAAGTAGAATTACAGAAAATAGAGAATGATATTCTTAAGGTAGCGTTAAAAGAAGAATTACGTAACTCATACCAAGCATCACAAGATGATTTAGAATACGTACAAGAAGAATTTACTACTTTTTGTAAAAATCAAGAAATGAAGCAGGCTATATTAAATTCTACTGATTTATTAAAAGCAGGGGATTTTGACGGTATTAGAAATACTATTGAAAAAGCAATGCGAGCTGGTATGGATAAAAATATAGGTCATGAATATAATAAAGATATTGAGACTAGGTATCGATCTGATTACCGTCCTACTATTCCTTCTCCTTGGCCTGTTCTTAATGATGGTATTCAAGGAGGATTTGGGCCTGGGGATTTGGCTATTGTATTTGGTAACCCTGGTGGCGGTAAGTCATGGACTATGGT